ATTGTATCTTGGGCTAAATAATCTACTTCTGAATATATATTACCTTCACTGTCTTCAATTTTTTCTATACCTATAATATTATCATCCGTAAGATTTAGAGTTAAGAATTTTTTTGCAGATTCTATCTCAAAAGTTGTAGATTTTCTTTCAGCTGATATTACTTTTGTATTTTTTTTAAGTAAATAATATTGAGGATTACCACTACCATTTATTTGATAAACACTAATGCCTGTGGGACTCCCTGATCCTGAAATATTAAAATCTATCATTTCTTCAGATATAAAAGAAATCCCATTATTAGAATTAAATACTGCGTTTTCTCCAATAGTTAATGCATAATCATAATCAGGGGCATAAGGAGCTGCAGATTTAGCAGGGATTAGTTGAAAAACTTCTAATATAGTACTAGAAGCTTTAGTAACTTTGGGTTTATATCCTAATGAATAAGCTAAATTATATAGATTTCTTTTTTCTTGAGCTAAATTTAAAAATGTTTCTTGTAATTGTGTATCAGTATAATATGATAATACATCACCAACATAAGCTGCCATTTCTATAAACATGCTACCTAAAGAACCTTCAGAAAAATCATTATATGAATTAGGATAATAAGTTTGTGCTAATTCTTGTAATTGATTTTTTAATGAATTAAAATCTTTATTAAGATATTTAATGTCTCTTTCAGGGGTACTATTTAAATTAGAATAAGCCATTACATTTTAGGATTTGTATAATTAATTTCTATTGCATCAGATTGTCTATCTAATAAGGAAATATATTCAATTTTTACATTAACTGAATTATCATCTCTATTAAAATTGATTTTTACATCTTCAATTTTTAATGAATTTAATAATGAATCTGAAAGTATAGCATTTTCTATTTTTTCTTTTACAAAATTAGCTTCTACTTTTTGTTCAAAAAGTAAACTATTTAAACCTACACCATAAAATGGGTTAAATAATTTTTCTCCAGGTTCTGTTAATATTACATTTAGTAAATTATCATGTATTTGTTCTTTAGTTGAATAATTAATATATAAACCATTTAAGGGATATTTTAACCCTACTCCTACTGAAGGGGTTAAATCTAAAGGATTTATTTGGGTTTGGGATCCTGGTTTTAAATCAATTAATCTAGCCATTATGGTCTATGGTTTTTTCTTTTATCTATTGCACGCATTAATTCTCTATAATCTTTATTTACAACATTTGCTACTGCAGTAGGCATTGGGGCTTCTGGTGTTAATGTTGATTCAAGATTAGTATTACCTTGAGCTGTTTCATTTAATAGATTATTTAAAGTTCCATTAGTTGAAAAATTTTGAGAAATAGGTTTACCCATAATTTTTTCTTTTAAAGAAGTTTGTACATTTTCAGGTATAGGTGTATGTTGTATAGATTGTTCTTTAACTATTGGTTTTAATTCTTCACGTAAATCTTCTTTAAGTGTTTTAATTTCACGTCGAAGAGCATAATCTATTTCTTCTCTTATAACTTTTCTAATTAATTTTTCGAAAATTGTGACTTTCATATTAAATTGTGTTTGTTAATAAATATAAATTTTTTTAGGATTCCTCAGTATAAGAACCTGTTCTGTATTTTTTAAAAAATCTTGGTGCAATATTACTAATTCCATTAGTAGTATTGGTTTCTTCTTCAAGATCTAAAGGAGGAAAATTAGGATCTTCTCCGTTTAAATAACCATCTAATCCTGGATAATAACTATCTAAATTATCTAAAGCTTCTGGACTTAAATTTTCTAAATCTTCTAATAAGGGTGATAATATATTATTATAATGTAATTGTAAAATACTTAAAATATTATCTATATAAGATATTAATTGAATAATTTTAGTACGAGCTTGGGTTACTTGTCTTTTTAATTGAATATAAGTTTTATTAAATATTATTACAATACGTGCTGCTAATAAAATTGAACTACCTGTTTTTTGAATTACACCTTTTATTTTTTCTTTTAATGTAGCAGATGTTGCAATAGGACCAGGAGGTGTACCTGGTGCTGAACCTGCTGTTGTTACTATAGATTCTGCTCCTAATTTTATACCTTGTAAAGTAATTATAAAAGGATCTACTATAGTAGCTATAGTACTAATATAAGTAATTTTAGAATCAGCTGCTTCTAATTTAGTTTTTATAGTTTCAATTTTAATTAAAGATTTTGATAATTTATCTTTAATTCCATTTAATAAATTTGTAGTTTTATCATAGTATTTTTTAGCTTCTCTTGGATTTTCTTTTGAAAGTTCTTCTAATTTTGCAATAACTTGTTGTTCTGTAGGTATTTGATTCATAGCATATTCTAAAGCCATTTTTTTTCCTTCTTTAACAATTGCAATTTTAACTTGAAAAAGTAATTTATCTATTGCAGCTTTATTTCTTCTAACTACTTTTAACATATTATTTTAATAATACAGTTTGACTTTTACATTTACTAGCAAATGATTTTCTTAATTCTTCTAACATAGCTATAGTAGTTTGGAATGCTAATTTATTATTAGGATTAAATGCTGTTTCATATCCTGAAGAATCTATAAAGCTTACCTTAGTTTCTATATCTTCTGTTAAATGTTGTATAGCATCTATAAGATCACTAATAAATTCTTCCATTTGATTTCCTAATATTGCAGGTTCTTGACCATATATAATAGATCCATCAGCTGTATTTTTTAATCCTAAAACTATTTTATTAGAATTTACTATAAAATTTTTTTCACTATCAAAATGAAAGCTACCATTAGTATTAAATCCTATAACTTTATCAGAACTAAATAAAATTGAATCTTGTTTAGCATTAAATATTAGTCTATCAGAATTTATTATTATCTGATTATCATTATATACATTAGTATCTTTAGGTGTAAAATTCATTTTTTAACTTATAATAGCTTGTGATATATTATTAGATATAGGAGTTACACTACCTAATCTTTGATCCGAAAATATATAAGGTCTTTCTTCTGCTAAATAAGATGCTTTATTTTTACATATTAATTCAAAATTTAACTGTTTTGAAGATAAATAAATTGAAGAATGATCATTATTTATATTTTCTGTATTAGAATCAAGTATAGTACTTTCAGAATCAACATATTGTCCATTCCTTATTATAGTAATAGGATTATTATTTTGGTTTCCTAATCTAATAGAATTTCCATATCTACCTTCTAAAATATTATCCCCTTCAAATAATCTTAATGGTTTTAAATCTGGGTTCTCTTTAAAATCTTCACTACCTACTAAAATTTCTCCATATTCAGAAATAGGCATTGCATTATGATGATTATTACTATGTAGATTAATTGTAGGAAAATAATAATTAGTTGTAATTTTTTGTTTTCTACTATTATTAGTAGTTATTTGTACTAATAATACAATTTCATTTATTAATGGTACATATTTTTGGTGAGGGAATAGTGGTTTAGCTGTAGGGAGTTTTCGAGGAGATTCAAATCCTTTATCTATAGATATATCACTAAAAAATATAGTACCGATAGAATCTATATTACCATGTCTTCCAGCGTCATTATCTGAAGACTCTAATATAATATCACATACTCTTACAGCTTGAAAGTTTTCTTTTCCTAAACTCCTTTGATTTTCTCTTGATATACTATAATTAAGATTTCTTGACATCTTTTTCTTTTTCTGTTTCTTCTATTATATTTTGCAATTGATTCATTTCTTCTTCAGTTAACATATCACCCCCACCATTAGTTGAATTCCCAGTTGATAAACGTTGTACAATAGCTGCCATTTTTAATAAATGGTCATCATTTTTAACACTAATTTCCATATATTCCTTAATTAAAGGAACAACAACAGTAGCATCTCCTAAATTTTGTATAAGGGGCCTTAATTCAGCTATAAGTTGGCCAATTTGTTTGCCTTTCTTTTTTTGATTTGTATGAATTTCTTTAAGAAGATCAGAAAAAGTTTTATCGTCAAATATTATTTGGTTTAATGAATCCATATTATGTTTTGTTATAAATATAGATTTTTTAAATTTTTACATATCCTGTTTCATCATATTCATTATATAAATCACGATATTTTTTCTTAAGTACTTTAGTTACTTTAGTTATTACAGGAGTATCTACGTTTGTTATCTCACGAATATAAATATAAAGTGCTTTTTTATTAAATATTTCTAAATTTTCTCTACGTTTAAATAAAATATTTACAGCATCACAAACCTTTCTATCTTGATCCTTTTTAAACATCCTAAACATATGTTTATCAATATATTCTGTAAAATAATCTATAAAATCTTTTAAATCTTGTTTACGTTCAGGGCGACCTAATTCATGGATTACTTTATCATCTTCATCAGCTGCTCCTGGATCTGTAGTTATTTTTTTCTTTTTATAATTTGTATTGTTATAAAGAATAAGATAATTTTTACCTACAATACTAAAATAGGAAAATGCCTTTGAACCCTTAGTTGGATCAAAATAATGAAGTTTTTCTAAAAGAAAACAAACAACTTCATGTTTTAAATCTTCTAAAGACTCAACTTCTGTATAGTAAAATTTGAATGTGTGGATAAGATTTTCAGCTAACTTATAGAAAGAATAATTTATACGTTCATCAAAAATTTTATTTCTTTCAGCTTCATTATTAGATGCTAAATACTCACCTATAGCTAATTCAGTATCATGTGTAAAGTACATTCTAGTACTTTTTCTTCCACGTTTTTTTTTTGGAGTAGGAGAACCGACATTTGTCGGTTCTTTTTTTTTTGTTTTGCTCATTTATTATTTCATACGAAACTCATTTAGTGCTTCTTGAATTTTTTTAACTTCTCCAAAAAACCACCCTATTTCGTCATCTGCGTAAAATACCCCTTTTTGATCTATTTGTTTTAATCGGGTATCGCAAGCTGCAATTGCATCGCTTTGTTTATTTATAAAATCCTCCATCGTTTCATTTTTCTTAATAAGGTTTCTTATTGCAACAAAAGAAATCGAAATCGATAAGGTTAATAAAATTATTAATATTATTTCCATTTAATCTTCTTTAAAAAACGAATCAATAACACCTAATGTTGCTGCTGATAAGTTTGGATTATTTGCTTCATTTACAGCTTTAGATTTACGTTGTATTTTATCTGCCTTAGAAGCGTTTTTAGGTTTTGAAGTTACTGGATTTGTACCTGCGTTCCATAATTCAAATTCAATTTGAGCTGCCATGTGATCTGCTTGATGCATTAATAATGGTAAGTGAGTACGTAAACGTGTTTCTTTTTGACCCGACATAAAATAAAATTTATTTGAATCATCATATAAACCATCATGAATTTTAATTGTAATAAAT